TTTGGGGTGCAGTCCATCCTCGGCGCTTTTGTTTTCTCTTGGTTAGGATTTAATTGGCAACTACTAGCTATTTTATTTATCAGCAAAAAGGATGTTGAAGAAAGAATCGTATATATAAATCAACACTTTGGTATTGAAAGCCTACTCATAGGCCCATTATTTACAACCACCTTGATATGCATACTCCTTCCACAGGCGACAAAATATATTATTAAATTTCAGAGCAAGCCTATTAGCGCTGCAACTGTAACAACTATGACCGAAAAAATTGCACTCGCAGAGAAACAACTAGAGATAGCTGATATCGAATCTAAAAAAAGGTTGTCAGACAAACGCGAAGAAAGAAATATCGAAGAGGATATATACTCTACAAAAAGTCAAAATATCGCACTAACTGAAGCAGTTAAAGATAGAGACAATTCCCTCAAAGAAATGAGTAATTCTCTTCAGGAGGCGATGGTAGAAGTTAAGACCGCAACTGCTAACATGGTGATGTTATCCGACCAAAATGAAAAACTACAAAAAATAATTAAAGAAAAAGATAATGAACTTCGCCAGTCTATTGAGCAAAAAATAAAGCTTGAGTTAGATACTAAATCCTTAAGTAATGATCTAAAGCACAATAAATTATTATTAACATCACTGCAGAATCAATATCCTGACATATTTAAACAAATAGCAACCAGAACCGTAAGTCTGGATGAAATGAATTTAAATCGGAAAAGTCATCACGTCTCATAATTCACGTTTTATATTATTTATATGGATCATAATCGGTGGCGACTTGGTTCGCCGCCAATCCACCCAGCAGGTTCTGCCTTTTGGTTACTGGGAATGCAAACGTCAGCACCAGTGCATCGGCCTTGCCCGGTGACCTTCCTATCCGCTTCTTGATGTCTCCCTTGTCTTCAAGAACAATCCTGCCGTCGAGACGAACTTTGTACTCCGGCGCGCTCAGGTCGTCAGCAGTCTCCTGATCGTCCAAAGAACCGCCAATCTTCAGCCACGATTTGCAGCTGTTGTACATCTCGCCGCGCTTATTCGCCATTTGTGGATCAGTCGAACCACCACCGAACGGCACCAGTTGCCACGTTCTGCCCCAGCTTGAACCGATGGAATGAATGCCCGTGCCATAACCGAAGTCTATAAACACCTGGTCAGCCTTGTACTGATCTTCGAAGTCGGCGATGCGCTTCGCGGATATCAGCTCATCAGTGGTTTTTGGATAGGTGCCAAGGCATTTGCTGTGCAGCCCCTGACGCAGGTAAATCACGAAGTCATCCGCGCCGGAGTAAGCAGGGTCAACGCCGATAATGATCGGGGCGTGTGATACCTCTGCTGCTGTCCACTGGCGCTTCATGGCGGCATCGGTCAGGCCGGTTGGTATGAACTGCGCCTCTGACACGTCAGGGAAGATCCCACGCACACGCACCTTAACGAAGTCGCTGTCTTCGCCGTAGTCGTCCACCCACTTTTGCAGCTGCTCTTTGTTCGTGCCTTCCACCGTCCGGCTGTCAATCTGTGCGCAGCGCCAGCGGTGTTTGTACTTGCGGAAGCATTCGCGGAAACGTCCGCTGTTACGTGTCGGGTTCCCGAATGCCACCCAGATAATTTCGGTGTCTTCGTCCGTCAGCGCACCTTCGGCAACCTCCCAAACCAGATCGGCAATGTTGGACGCTTCATCGAATACAACGATGATGCGCTTGCGCTCGTTGTGCAGGCCGGCGAACGCCTCCGTGTTGTGCTCACTCCACGGGATGGCGTCTGCGCGCCAGCGTTTATCGTGGCCTGCGTCATTGCTGTACATCGCGGTGGCGGTCGTCGTGAACCACGGCTTGGTGATTGCGAGGTTCGACCATTTGATGATTTCCGGCCACGTCTTGGTGCGCAGCTGGTTCTCGGTGTTGGCTGTGACCACTACCTTGCAATCTTCGCAGGTGGACATTCCCCAGTTCATCAGCATGGAGATGAAAGCCGATTTGCCGATACCGTGCCCAGATGCCCTGGCTATCATCAGCGGCTGGTGTCGTGTCACCGGATTCTGAAGATGGTCGCGTATCTCGCGGAATGCATCAGCCTGCCATTTCCTCGGGCCAGCGGCGTGCGCCAGCTCCGTGCCCTCTTCGCCCCACGGGAACGCGTAATGCGCATATCCCAGAGGGTCATGCGTGAAACTGGCGATATCTTCGATCAGCTGTTCTTCCGGGGAGAGTACGGCGGCATCAGTCATTTGTCTTCACTCTGCTCTTTGACGCGGCGGCGGGCGTTCGCCATGCGGTCAGCGATGGTTACGGTGCCGCTAACCTCGATGCGCTCTTTAAACGCCATGACATCGACGTGCTTACCGATCAGCTCGAGGTTCTTCACTTTGTCCGGCCATTTGATTTTCTTGAGCATGTTCTCCAGCGTGGTCTCATCGAAATTGGTTATCGTGGTTGAGATATCCAGCCCGCTGAGCGTGGTGCGCCATATCTTCGGCCACGAACTGATTGGCTTCAGACCTCCGTCATCATTCATGATATCCAGAACGTCCATCTGGTCGATTTCCACCAACCGCAGCAGCACGTAGTCAGCACTGACGCGCAGGCGCTTATTACGCGCTTCCATCAGCGATTCGATGCGAGCAACAACCTTCGGCAGGTTCATCAGGCCAGCAGCTTTTTGTGTGGCCGTCTTCACCGAATAGCCAGCATTAATTGCTGCCTGCCTCTGGTTGCGCGGATCCTTCAGCATCTCCTGACAGAACAATTCCATTTGCGCATTAAGTTTACCTTTTTCAGCCATAATAATTACCTCCTTGGTAATCATAACACGCAAAAGAAAACCGCCAAGCGGCGGTTATTTCAGTGACTCTGACTGATCACCTACATGCAGGGGATATCATCAAACTCGCCGGTGCTGGCATCGTTAATGATGTAGGTCACAACGCCAAAAATGATTGTCTCCTCGCCTTCTAAATCCCCGCCTTCCAGCAGCGTGACCTCTTCGGGCATATCCAGTGACTGCACACATAGCGTGGGAATAAAGCTGAGACGTTTCACGCAGTATTCACCGCAAATGTTCGCTATCACGATGCTGCCTTCCAATGGACGTCTTGCAGAATCCACAACGAGAATCGCGTCTTTTTTGATGCCCTCGCGCCAGCTGGAGCCGCCAGACCTGATGAGGTACTGACCGGGCTTGCTGAACCATTTGCAGGCATCATTTGGGCTAATTCTGTTTTCGACGTAGTCAGTTGCTGGTGATGGAAATCCCATGATGCCCTCCTTATTTTTACTGTATACATATACAGTATTTCTATCGAAGGGATTTATCAAGGTTCGGAATGTAAATGTCGTGACATGTCACACCGTAAGTTTTGTCTCATGCCAGCCCATAGTCTGCCAGCATGCCCCCTCACCGATGAACGCACAGCCCTGTTTGTCACCTGGTAACGCGTCGCCGCACTTCCCGCATTTGCGCCCGGCTTGCTCGGTGAGCTGCGCCTGCAACTCTGCGTTGTCTTTGCGGATCAGCATTGTGATGTACTCGTCCATGTCGTATGGCTCGCGCTGCGGGCGGCGGAGTGCGCAGTTCTGCCGGAGCATATCGACTTCCTGCCGGTCGAGCGCCACCTCGACCTTTTGCAAACCGGCGTCACACTGTCGGGCACGCTGCGCGGCTTTGCGCTCTGCTGCGGATTTAGCCATTGTCTTTCTCCAGTTCAGCAATGCGAGACAACAACTTCTGACGATCTTCTTCCCACCGCCGCTGACGCAGATCCATAGCTTTGGTGGCCGTGTAAAGACGATTCTCCATGTCGCTATCTGCAGCCATACAAATAACTCGCCATTCTTCAGGTGAGAACTCGCGGCGATTCCCTCCATGCCTGAGAACGATAACCTGTCTTGCATCATCCCGGTATACGGTAGCCTCTTGCCCAGACATCACTCACCATCCTTCACGATGCTGCCAGCGGCCTCGATTGCTGCGTCATAGGCTTCTTTCATGGCTTCTCGCACCCATCCGAGTGGCTTATCACCTTTGCTTTCGCACCAAGCATCGAAGCTCAACACGACCGGCTTTTGCGGGGCGGTGAATAGCTCGTCTTCATCCAGCTCAATCTCTACATCACAGTAGGGGCAGAAACCATCTGCCTCTGCGTGCTGATTCCTCGTCATTACTTTTCGGCATGAATAACAAGTAATGACCGGCACCTGCTCGCCTTTCAGCTCTTTTACACGCGCCTCTGCTGCTGTCAGCAAATCGTTAACCGCAATGAGCGTTTCTTCTGTGCAGCGCAGGCGTTTCTCTAAATCTGCCACCGATGCATCAGCTTTCACCAGTTGATGACTGCGGATGCCAAGCTCTTTCTCTGCCGCCTTTAATGATTCAAGGCATTCACTCAGCATTGCGTCAGACTTGTCAGCCCGCTGGCGTTCTGCTTCGAGCTGCTTGGTCAGATTGACTATTTTCAGCTGCTGAACATTCCAGACGAGGTTTGCGTTATCGCATTCGAGCGGGTCAATGAATCCGCAGTGAGGGCAGTAACAGTCACCGTAATCGCCGCTATCTGCTATCTGCTCGCCGCCGTCACAGGTTTGGCTTGGGAAAATCTTCCCGCATTCCTCACACTCTGCAACGTAATAACCGCCAGTGTTATCGTCAGTAACAAATCCTAACTTGGCGCGCTCTGCTGGACGCAGCGCCTTGATATCTGTTGTATCAGTCATAATAATCACCATTTAGTAAGCGCCCCGAAGGGCGCATGAGTATTACGCTGCCAGAAGTTCATCTGCGATTGCTTCGGCCAGGGCTTTGGCTCGAGTCATGCCGCCGTTATCGATATCAGATTCGAATTCTGCCGGGTCAGCCTTAACAAGAGCGGAAATAACTTTTTCGATAATTTCGTTGCGTTTCTTCATAATAGTGTCCTGTGGTTTGTTATTGGTTGATTTATCGTTGGTTGTATCAGTCATGATGTTGCTCCTTCAATTTCATCACGATGCCGTCACCAACCTTGCGATTAACGAGGCTGGACTCATCGACTACGTAACCCTTCGCTTCGTACTCGGCAATCTTTGCTCGCTCTGATTTTTTGCTGCTGCAAAACAATGTTGCTGTGGGTGCGTTACTCATGAGGTTGCTCCTTCACCAATCCGATTTCATCCCAAACCACGTCAGCGCTATCGGCATCGAAAATCTCAATTACTCCCTTCATGCCACACGCTGACATGCAGGAAACGGAATCACCATCAAACAGAAAATCATTGCTGCCGTGCTCTGTTTTAACGTGGGCGGTTTTGTTTCCGCAGTTTGGGCATGGAGTCAGCCAGTCTATTACAAGAGTTTTCATCCATTCCTCCCAGCGCGCAGATTGGCGGCGAAATTAACAGCCCTGAATACTGTGCTTTTAATGGCCTTGTATGCGTTGCTAGACATGGATAACCCAGCGGCTTCAGCACCAATGCTTGACGCGAACTCATCAACACCCTGCGCGCGGAGTTCTGCGGTGAATTCGTCGGTATTGGGCGTTTCGATTGGCATTACATAGCTCTCGAAGCCGCAGTTATCACACTTATCGTAATCATCAATTTTCGCGTGTTTCTTCAAGGCCAAATTCTCAGCCACCAGCCCATGCACATACTCAATGACCTCTTGCGGCAGCCCTTCAAGCGAAGGCATGACAGGCTTAACTTCTGTTAACTCGTTATTTTTCATAATATTTATCCCATTCAAAATGTTAACGACGATTACGGTTTTTAATTTCCTGCACTTCTTTGCAGCCTACGCAGAGCTGCACACCAGGCAGCGCGACGCGGCGTTCTTCCGGTATATCGTTGCCGCATTCAGCACAGAATCTGGCTGATGGGCGGGTCGAATGCTGGGTGACGGCCTTCAGGCGCATGTCCAGAATCTGCTGTTCTGTTTCGCTGACGTGGTCTAAGTGATCCATCAGGATTTCACTCCTAATCCGTGGCGAGCGATGAGCAGTGCGTCGGCAATGGCCTGCCCTTTGGCTTTTGCATCGAGAGCACGCAGTGATGGGTAAAGCTGAATTGCCCGGCTGCGCGCCGCGTCTTTGTCGCTGCCGATGAGGCCAGCTGATTTCTTCCACGCCTGCGGGGTAACGAGGGAGTACGGCAGGAACATGCCCTGCAGGATCCCTTCGACGTTGCCCGCTGCGTGGCCGAACGTGAACATTGAGCTGACGCCCTGACCCGGCATTGCGCCGACCTGCTCCAGATATGCGTGGGCGATAAGTCCGCGATACTGAAGCAGGAAGGTAGCGACCTGCGCGCCGTTGACGCGGGATTTAGTCCCGACCTTCACGGTTGGCATACTCAGGTGGCTGATGTAAGCGCCGTGCTCGTTGATAACCACGATGGCGCCAGAGCAGCCTGGGTCGATTCCAACAAAGAGATTAATCACTGAAACTCTCAAATTACCTTTACGGTAAACATTACCATTACGGTAACTATATTCAACATAAAAAACGCGCTTGCTTTCACAAAACGCACCATCGTTAAAACGCTCTGTAACGCACCACAATCGTTTATGGATTCAAATCCATCTAGTTATGTGGCTTTACTGCTTTAAATCGATTCTCAGGGCCGCTGGTTGAAGAATTTCAGCGCTCAGCACTTTTTCTTATCCAGCAAATCCATCCACGCAGGACGGGGACGCGTTTTATTTTCGATTCTGGTGGCCGGTGCCGGCACCTGTTCGCCTGCTGCCAACTTCGCTGCCCAGTCACGGATCTCATTACGCAGCGCTTTATCGACATCAGCCTCTGAAAGGTTGTAACGCACCATGCGCTGGCGCACGGATGTACAGATCCAGTACAGCAGCCAGTTATTGTTGGTCCACGGGAACAGCTCTGCGCTGTCGTAATATCCGCGTTCCCGGCAGTAGCGTTTGAATTCCTTCGCCACGTCTTCGAATGACAGACCAACTGGCACATCGTGTGTCTCACCGATCAGCGACATGAACTCGGCCAGGTCAGGTGCCCACGGGTTCCCATCAATGCACCTGTTGATGCAAGCCTGAGAAATGCGAGCCAGCTGCGCTTCACTGAGACTGCCAATCGCCTGCACCCAGAGTGATGACGGTTCCTGACCGTTCTTCGCTACCCACCGATCCGAGTAGATCTCCCCCATCGTCACCCACAGCTTCCATGTATGGACTTCCAAATTTTGCTTCGTATGCTGCCTCGATTTTCTGGCGTGCCCGAGATTTACCACTGCTGGTTGCTGCTGGTGCTGCCTGTTCATGATGACCACCTTTGGTTGATTTTGAGGTTCGAGAACGGATGACGCTGATACTCACTGCTAGCTTTTGCTCCCACTGTGCTTGATGGAACACCTTTCCCTCGGCCTTCCAGTAATCAACAAATTCTGCCAGCTCTGCTGCCGTATACCCTTTCCCGATAGGTTTCCCCCAAAGGGCTGCTTTTTGCACGAAGTCGGCTTCTGGCATCCACTCACTGAACATCTGAAACTTTCCCAACGGTGATGACCCACCTGCTGGGGGGACTCGGTTATCCAGAATCGAGTTGTGGTTTGCACTTGGTATATCTGAATTTTCATTTTCGCAGAGAGAGGGGTTTACTTTTCCATTCCCTGATCCCTGATCCATTCCTAAAGGTATCCCTCCGGTATCACTACCGTAGTTGTACGGTAGCAACTCCAATCCCCTGATCTTGCTGGGTCTTGGCTTGTTGACCACCTGATGTTTGGCAAAATTACTTATCAGGCCAAAATGCTTGCTGTCGGAGGTGGAAAACAATGTCAAATAACCTTGGTTGGAAAGCTCCCGTAGCATTACCGGAATAGTCACGGATGGTTCCCTTATTGGGAAAACAGCTGCTTTAATCAGTTTCGGATTAGCGTTAAAGAATCCTTCATCATCCGCATAATTCAACAATCCTATCGCCAGCAGACATGCAGCTTCAGAAACTTCGGCCATATCCTCATCCGTCCAGAACTCTGGTTTGATTGTGCGTATACGAGCCATCAGCGAACCTCCGCTAATCTTTCCCGAGCTTCACGCATCGTGGTGGTAATTCGCTTTTGGTATGCGGTTGAGGCTTTGATCCCGCAGGCGACGCAAACGCCATTACTGACAAAGCGTTCTGAGAGGTGACCATGCCTGCATTTCTTACCGGTGTAGAACCGGGTCAAACCCTCACTGGCCGCATCAACACGGCTGATAATCTCCATTAGAGGCTCCATAATGATTGTTGTGTGATATAAGAATGCATGTATTTTTCAGAACGATCAACCGTATTTGGATTTTTGTTACCACTCTGCGAGGCGCCCTTGATTTTCAGGCATAAAAAAACCTCCCGAAGGAGGTTTGCTTAACCTGGTGAAGGCTGAATCTGAATCATTCGTAAAAAAGACCAATGAATTTTTCTTTGGAAACGTCTGCTCCGGCCGTAACGCAAGCCTGATGCAGGTTGCTCATCAACTCGGTGCGCGGCACCTTATTTTTATTAATGAGATGGGATTTTATGTACCCCGGCGTTGTACCCGCATTGGTAGCAACTTGCAGACGATTTTCAGGAGTCAGGCTTAGCCAGAACTTTTTAAAGTCGAAATCGTTCATTTTATCCTCGTTTAAATCGCTATATCGGGTCAATGATTACCCAAAAGGTGCCGTCCTGCAAGCGTGATTACCAAAATGGTGCATTTACCTTTTTGGTAACTTTGATTTAAATAGCATCAACACGTTACCGGAACCCAAAGAAGGCCATGAAAAGCATCCACGAAATTAGAAGAGAAAACCTCAGAACTATCATTCAAAAAGACTTTGACGGTAGGCAGATCCGCATGGCGGAAGCGTTGGGTTTTCAGCCTAATTTGATATCGCGTTGGATGGCGTCGCCGGAGATGGCCAGTGCAAAGAATATTGGCGGAGCATCAGCCCGTAAGATTGAAGCAGCTGCACGCCGACCTGCGTTCTGGCTGGACACTGATCACGCGATGGCTATTGCCACAGACGTTGAGCCGGTAGACGCCAACACGGAGATTGGCATCATCGCAGCCAATAACCTCACAGCGTGGATGCAGGCCAATAAAGAACTCAGGACGCAGGCAGCCGTTGCCGAAAAGGCAGAAGTCGGCCAGTCCACTATTAACCGCCTGCTGAAACGCGAGGCGAGCATTTCGATTAACAACCTGGCTGCCATAGCCGCTGTATTTAACCGCCGCGCATATGAAATGCTGATCCCGCCGCATGATGAGTCAGTCATTCAGTATGACCATAGCCGGTATGCAGCACTGCCAGCGGAAGAAAAAGCCAAGATCAAATCATTCATCGACTTCGTAATGAGCCAAAACAGCAAGTAACTCCCTCTATCTGTGCGCCATGCATCATCATGGCGCTACCATCCTGTACATTCCCTCACCACCAAATAATTACCCTTTTGGTAACTTTATTTCTTGTTAACGATTGACACCACCCGTAAATGAATTTAGATTACCTCCATCGGTTACCGAAATGGTAACCCGCTCTTTAAAAATCAGGATGACATACACCCCCGCAGACGCGGCTTTCATAAGGGAAATTGTATGTGAACTTCAATGTAGTCTCACCGCTGCCCATGCGTGCGTGGGCTTCGGTAAGGCCACAACCGGAGACAGTAAATGAAGCTGATCAATACGCTCACCGGGGAAATCTTCATCGTGCGTCGTCGGGGTTGCGACTACCGCCTTGAGATGTCCTATCCGGACTCGAGCAGCGCAATGACGATGGACGAACGCCAGTTTCTGGCCTTCACCTTCAAACCTGAAGTTGAGGAAATTAAGGAGCCAGATGCACCGGCTCACCCTTTTTATGCCTCAAATAGTTACCAAAACAGTAACTAATTAGGAGCCTGACATGCGTTTCACGATCCAAAACGGTAAACATCTTTTCACCATCAACGGCCATACCCGCGCTTTTGACAGTTTCCGCAGCGGCGTGGAATGGGCGTACACAACAAAAACGGCGATGAAAGTCGCCTGTGAATTTTAAGGACACAGCAATGAGTGAAGAAAAACAATTACCTTCCGTTGTTATCACGGAAGACATGGCGCCGACTCTTTACGTGCCGTTGGGGTTAGACGGATTCCTGGCTGAAATCCGTGAAGCAGTAAACGAGGTTCCCGACCTGAGCACAAAGAAAGGTCGTGACCGTATCGCTTCTCTCGCGGCGTCAGTCAGCCGCAGTAAAACGGTCATTGAAAAGCCGGGGCGTGAGTACCTGAAGCGCCTCAAGGAAGCCGTCAAGCCAGCTGAGGGTGAGCTGAAACGCTTTGTCGATGCGTGTGATGCATTGCGCGACGAGATTCGCCTACCTCTCACCGAGTATGAAAATGCGGAAAAACAGCGAATCGCTGACCTGCAAAACCGGCTTACCTGCCTGCGCAATTCATCACAGGTTGTTGATGAGTTCGGATCCCCTTACCACTCCTCTGAAATCTCGGCCCGCCTGAATGACGTGAAGGTCATCGCCATAGATGAGAGTTGGCTGGAATTAACAGCTGAAGCAGCCGTCGCTAAAGACGCGGCGGTTTCGAAGTTGGAACAGGCCCTCGAGCTGGCGACCAAGCGTGAAGCGGAGGCCGCTGAGCTGGAAAACCTGCGGATTCAGCAGGAAGCACAGCGCCAGAAAGATCTGGAAGCCGCACGGGAAAAAGAAATCGCTGATCGCGTCAAGCGAGAAGCGGATCAGGCGGCTCAAGTAGAACGTGAAGCCTCAGCAAAGCGTGAAGCTGATGCACTGGCAGCCCAGCAAAGAGCTGAGCGAGAAAAGAAAGAAGCTCTGGAAAAGGCAGAGCAGGAAAAACAGCAGGCAATCGCCGCCGAGCAGTTAAGAGCCCAGCAGGCTGAACAGGCTCGATTGGCAGAGCAAAAGCGTATCGCTGATGAAGCCGCTGCCCGCGCTGCAAACGTTGAGCATAAACGCGCGATTAATCAAAAGGCTGTTGCTGATTTGGTCGCTGCCGGAGTTCCTGAAGAATTCGCGATCCTCTGCATCCGTGGCATCGCATCGGGGAAAGTTTTTGCAACCAACATTAATTACTAACAGGTGAATGAAATGAGCTCACACGGAATTAATGAGCAGGTAGAGGAACGCCGCTGGGAACAGAGTTACGCCGACGAGCGCAAAGAAGAAATGCTGACTGAGCGCGCAGCTGAACTGGCTAAAGAGTTGCCCGCCACTTTCTCGGCAGCACTCAGCCCTTTCCTCCAGTTGTCGCACTTCTCTTCTGCAATGTCGAAAGCAGTCTGTTCCGAAGCCTACGAAGAATTGGTGTGGGCCATCTGCATGGAACAGGCAAAAGAAGAATACGACTACCGCTTCTTGATGGGGGAAGAACATTAATGGAACCGGGAATCTATCACGATATTTCAAACGAGGAATATCACAGCGGTGCTGGTGTCAGTAAGTCCCGGCGGTGAACCCCGCCATCTTCCCCTGGAAGAAAACAGCGCCTGTCGATGACGAAAAGCTTAAGGCGCTGGACATGGGTACCGCGCTGCACTGTCTGCTTCTCGAACCGGATGAATTCAGCAGTCGTTTCATTCTGGCGCCGGAGTTTAATAGGCGCACCACCGACGGCAAGGAGCGCGAAAAGCATTTCCTTAAAGACTGTGAAGACACCGGAAAAATCGTCATGGACTTCGAACAGCACAGGAAACTGTCGCTGATGCAGGGCAGCGCAATGGCCTACCCACCGGCGCGCTGGCTGTTGGAGGCGGACGGTTACACAGAGTCTTCGTTTTACTGGCAGGACGATGAAACCGGCGAGCTTTGCCGTTGCCGCCCTGACAAATATCTAAAAGCTCGTCCGGTTATCGCTGACGTGAAAAAGGTTGCTGATATGAGCAGGTTCTCCCGGCACATCGAGGAGTTCCGCTACCACGTGCAGGACGCCATGTACCGCGACGGGTTCTACCAGACCTTCAATGAATATCCCCTCTTCGTCTTCATCGCTGTCAGCGAAACGATCGACTGCGGCCGGTATCCGGTTCGCGTTTTCGAACTGGATACAGAAGACGTGGCAGAAGGTCACCGGCTCTACCGGCGAGATCTGAATACTTTCCATGAGTGCCGAACCAGCAATGCCTGGGGCGGTATTGAAAAAATCCAACGCCCTGCGTGGGCAAGAAAACAGGACGGGTTCCAATGAGCAATAACCTTTCAACACTTACGGCGCCAACTGACATCTCTGCTGGAACCGCGGCGACCATCTTTAGTCCGGAAGCGCTAAACCAACTGGTTAAGTTTGCCGAAATGATGGCAAAGAGTACCGCGACAGTGCCCAAGCACCTCGCCGGTCAGCCTTCTGATTGTCTGGCCGTAACCATGCAGGCCGCGCAGTGGGGTATGAACCCATTCGCAGTAGCGCAAAAAACTCACGTTGTTAATGGCGCGCTCGGTTACGAAGCTCAACTGGTTAACGCTGTGGTTTCCTCATCCAGCCTGCTTACCACGCGCATTAACTACAAGTGGGACGGCGACTGGTCAAAGGTTAACGGAAAAACCGATAAGTCACCTGGTCTGACCGTGAGCGTTTCAGCCACCATTAAAGGAGAGGATGAGCCTCGCATCCTGACGATCAGCATGGCTCAGGCCGGTGTCCGCAACTCACCACTATGGGAGCAGGACCCGAAACAACAGCTCGCCTATCTCTGCACAAAACGCTGGGCGCGACTGCATGCTCCTGATGTTCTGCTCGGTGTCTACACCCCTGACGAACTCACCGAGATGCCGCGTGTTGAACGGGATGTGACGCCAGCGCGCTCAGCGACCAGCCTGAACAACGTGATCAACGGCGTAATTGAAGATAATCCAGCCGAAAACACCGAACTGGTCAGCGAGTTAAGCGGCCTGATCAGTGACTCAATAAAGCTGGAAGAAGCCACGGCAGCTGGGGAGAAGGTTAAAGAAAGCCGTAACCTACTCACCAAAAACGCCTACGAAGAACTGCTGTATGCCGCGAAAGTGAAGTATGCGCGCCTCGACAGCCACCATTTCATCGAAGCAGCGATCAACAGCCTCGACCTCGGTGATGAAGACCGAGCCGCCAAGTTTGCAGCGGTAGAGAAGGAATTGAAAAAGCGGGAACAAAAGCTCGGCACTGAGCTGTTTGAAGCCTTCACCATCACCCTGAACGATCTCCGTCCTGAATTCCAATAACCACCATGCGGGGCAGTCGCTCCGCCCCTCTTGAGGATCAACCTATGAAAGCAGCAGTACGCAAAACCAAACTCTTGAGCATGGTGCCTCTGTCTGAGTACGCCATCGACAAGTTAGAAAAAGCCGGTGACTTTCCGAAGCGCTTTCCGCTCACCAGTCGCGTAGTGGCGTGGGATCAGGAAGAAGTAGAAGCGTGGCTGGATGCGCGCAAGCAGAACCCTGAACTGATCGAGCGTGACCCGTCACTGGCAGCGAAGAACGCCCGCAATCCGAACCACCTGAAGGCGCAGCAGCGCGCCGAAGCCCACGCGGGGATGTGACCATGAAGGCGTTATCTATCCGGCAGCCATGGGCATGGTTGATTGCCAATGGCTACAAAGACATTGAGAACCGCAGCTGGCGCACGAAATACCGTGGGCCGGTGCTCATTCATGCCAGCGCAGCAAAACCTAGCCTTCCGGATTTTTCTGCGGCGCTGGGGATTATGGGCGGGTTGGGTTTACTGGCTGAAATGCCTTCGCGAGACAGTTTTGCTCGCGGTGGCATTGTGGGCATTACCACGATAACCGATAGCGTAGATACGTCACCATCTCCTTGGTTTTTTGGTCCGCAAGGATTCATCCTGGCAGACGGTCGACCGCTGCCGTTCCTTCCTATGAAGGGCAAGCTTTCATTCTTTGAAACCGGTGTCGAGATATCACCTGACACCTATCGAGACCTGATAGCCAGCAACATAAGACGTGGTGTGGGAGGTCTCTCATGACCATCGGTTACATCAACCTGTCAGCACAAGCAGTGGCCGCAGAACAGCGCGGCGACTTTGCCGAGGCTGCGAAACTCTGGGCGGCAGCCAACGCGCTGGCGCATGGCAAAAACGTTTACTGGTCTGACGAACGCGCCAACTTCTGCCGCAAGGCTGAGAAGCGCGCCCGTGTCGGTGCCGGGGAGGCTTTCCAATATGAGCGAGCCAGCTGATAAACCAAAGGCCGAACAGCCTTTACTCGATTACAACCGTGCGGCGGGTAAAAGCCGCAATCTCGCTAAGTTGGCAGAGCTGAAAGCTAAATTCGGTTTGAAGGGGAAGCAATCGTGATGGAAAAAGCAATTCTAGATATGTGCTGCGGATCTCGCATGTTCTGGTTCGATAAAAATGATGACCGCGCTGTATTCAGCGATGTGCGCAGTGAAGAGCACATCTTATGTGATGGGCGTTCATTGGTGATAAGCCCTGATGTTTTAGCCGACTTCCGCCAGTTACCCTTTGCTGATAGCAGCTTTGCCCAGGTTGTATTTGACCCGCCGCATCTTGTGCGTGCCGGTGAAAAAAGCTGGATGCGAAAGAAGTACGGCGTTTTGGACATTAAAACGTGGCGTGAAGATATTTCTGCCGGTTTCCTCGAAGCGTTCAGAGTGCTGCGACCACACGGCACACTTATTTTTAAGTGGAACGAAACGCAGATATCCGTAGCCAAAGTAATCGCGCTGACAAACCAGAAACCAACAATTTGGCAGCGCACCGGCAAAGGCGATAAAACTCACTGGATCCTGTTTTTGAAGGAGTCAGCATGACGTATCAACTGATCTACGCCGACCCGCCTTGGCGTTACGACAACGTGGTCAGCAACGGTGCCGCCGGTAATCACTACGGCACCATGTCGCTTACCGACCTGATGCGCCTGCCGGTCTGGTCAATTGCCGCTGAGAACGCGGTGCTGGCAATGTGGTACACCGGAACCCACAACGCCGAGGCCGTTAAGCTGGCCGAAGCGTGGGGCTTCAAAGTCAAAACGATGAAGGGTTTCACCTGGGTGAAGCTGAACCAGCTGGCAGAGCAGCACATCAATAAAGCGCTGGCCGCCGGTGAGGTTCATGACTTCTACGACTTCATGGATCTGCTGAACACGCAGACGCGCATGAATGGCGGTAACTACACCCGAGCAAACAGTGAGGACATGCTGATCGCTGTGCGCGGTACCGGTCTGGAACGTCTCAGCGCCAGCGTGAAGCAAGTCATCCACTCGCCACTCGGTGAGCACAGCGCGAAACCGTGGGAAGCGCGTCACCGGCTCGAGTTGCTATACGGTGACGTGTCACGCATTGAGCTGTTTGCCCGACAGGAACCGCCGGGCTGGGATGTATGGGGAAATGAGTGCGATAGATCGGTGGATTTAGTTCCAGGAAAAGGGATACCAGTGAATTAACCTTGAAAAAATTAATTCGCTCCTTCTTTTTGCTTTGCCATATCAAATGCCTTAGTTTCTATCCCGATTCTTTTTGCAAGAGTTAAAATGCTAATCTCTCCTGATTTGACATTATCTAAATAACACTCTGCACTGTAGTAGGTATAGGTATAAGCATTAAGTAAAACCATAGCATAGTTTTCTTTACGACTATTACTTAACTTTTTTTCGGCCATTTCAACCATAAGTTTTCTCTTGTTCTCAGCAGCGTGAGATAGATGCATGTATGTCTTTGTTAAGTTGTCTCTTTGCTGATCGGATAGACTTGTGACAATAGATGGGTAAAGACTATCGAAACACATAGTTACAGCTTCAACCGTTATGTCAAAATCAACTCTATCACCATCACAAACGTAGTAATCGTCATAAAATTTCATGCAATTTTTAATTCCTTCGAAAGCATTATTTTTTATATCAGAGACTTCATACTTAATGCATTTCAACTTATTGGATTTTTCATTTTTCTTTCCAAGTGCATCTTTTAAAGCGTTTAAAGAAAAACCCAATGCCACACCACCTAAACCTGAAATAACAGGGATTGCGGACTTTAATCCTGAAGAAGCATTTAAAGAATCCCTAATTCCGTTTAACGTAAGGGAAATATTAAAGAGTAAATCGCTATCCATTTATTTTTCCTTTTCAATCCACCCATCCACCATATCCGCCCACTGCTGCAACATGTCCCTGCGCTGCTCCGCGTATTCTGCTTTGTTGTAGACTGCGCGGACGCCGCGCTGCTCATGCGCCAGGCACTTCTCTATCCAGTCAGTATTAAATCCCGCCTCATGTAGTAGCGTTGACGCCGTCCGGCGCAAGTCGTGGACGGTGAAATGCTCAAGCTCAATTCCCTGCTTAACCCCCATCATTTTTATTGCGTTCCTGATCAGAGCATTCAATGCGGAATCTGAAAGCGGAGAGTCGTCACTGAACCTTCCTGGGTGAATGTACGCGGCGTTACCGTATATAACATTCAATCCGACCAAGATGTCGTATGCCTGATCTGACAAATAAACAACATGCGCCCGCGACATCTTCATCAGCGGTGCGGGAATGGTCAGTGTTCTTTTCTCAAAATCAACCATGTCCCAATTAGCAAGAACGAGTTCACTTTTCCTGAGCATGGTCAGCAGGAGAAGTTTTAACAACATGCGCATTGATGGAGCATGCCCTGTACAATTGATCCCGTTGAAGAACTGGCCGAGTTCCCTTTCGGTGAGCGTCCTATCTCTTGGCTTGAATTTAGCAATGCTTCCCGCCCGAATTCTGTCGGCTGGGTTATCACCCTCATATCCCCTATCCTGCGCGAACCTGAATACTTTACCGACAATGTCTCTGATCAGTAACCCAGTTGATGGGGCCCCAGCATCCCTAACCTTTTCGCAATGTTCTCTCAGCGTGCTGGGGGTGATCTCTTTAAGGTGCATCTTGCCGTAAACAGGAATGATATGTTTCTTCATCGTGGCGGTACGCAGAGCCATAGTGGATGGGGCAATATCCCACTGCTTAAACCATGCATCAGCGTAATCAGAAAACCGGGTCGCATTCCGGACGCTGGATTTTCCCTGCCTCTTCTTAACGGATGGTGACACACCGGCCTCTACCATCTTTTTGGCTTCGTTAAGTTTCTCTCTGGCCTCAGCCAGAGTAATTCCATCCGAACCGTATTTACCGATCGTCAGCGTCTCCCGGCGGCCATTGATACGGTAGTCATATCGAAAGCTGACGGTACCGCCAGGGGACACGGCAACATACAGGCCGTCTCTGTCTGAAACCTTGTACAGCTTGGCCTGCGGCTTGAGGCTCTTTAATTTTGTGTCAGTGAGCAT